GGAGAAGGTAGTTCAAGTTGAGACCACAGGGCTTGTAGAAACAACTTGAAATCTTCTTGTAATGCGGTTAAAGGGTCGGTCAAACTCTTCCCCACCCACCTGGGGTATGGTAAAGTCCTTTTTTACCTGATTTTAAATCTTTTATTAATTGTTTTCTTTCTTTTTCTTTCTGTGCTTCAGTTAAAGGTGTATAAGATATCATTAATTCTTTTTCTGCTTTGGTAAGTTTTTTACCAGCTTTCTTTTTCTTTTTAATAGCTTTTAGTTTGTCTGAGTTTGCCATGGTTAGTTAGTTATGCTTGAGGAATTTGTAACATTGGTAAATATTCTTCTTCACCTTCTTCATTTTCAACTTTTATAACACCTCGACTTGTTTTATTAGTTAAGGTATTATCAGTTAAACCTTTTTCACTTATCGCTTCACCTTCTTTAATAGCAGATGTAGTTTCTAATTTTTGATAAGCTTTTTTTAATTCTAATTCACTAGGTTTATGTCTCCATGTATCAATGCCAGTGTTAACTGCATCAAGGAACAAAGACCCTGCACTACCACCAACTACAGTTTGAGGTGTTGGTACATAAGATAAACTATCAGCAGCTAAAGATCCTCCTGATATTTGATATTGTAATTTATCTAATGGATTACCAGTTTCTTCATATATACTTTTTCTTCCATAGGTTTCAGCTGCACTCATAGCAGTACCAAAACCACCATAAACAGTTAATCCACCACTTATTGCCAAAGCTTTTACTGCTTGTCTTCGTTGTGCAAGAGGTAGTTTTTGAATAGCTTTAAATTTCTCAACTACTTCTTGAGACATATTCTGTAATAGATGTGGTGAAGGACTTTCTAAATCAAAAGCACTAAATTTTCGATTACCTTTTGCATCGAAATATCTAGCATCATCTCCATGTAATAATTCAAATTCAGCAGCTATTCTACCTCTTTCATTTGCAAAATTCTGTTTAATACTTTCAATTGATCTTACTTGTGGACTACCTTCTCCATATCTTCTAATATCTTGTTTATTTATTATTTTTGCTGTATAGTTTTCTAAAGGTTCATTGACAAGATTAACATATTCACCTAATAAAACCTGCATCTCATTTACATTTGTAATATGATCCAGATTAAGCATTCTAGCATTTAAAGCACTACCAGAGGTACCTTTAGCACCACCTCGTATAGCTTTTAATTTACCTTTTTTATCTCTCACCCAATTAGTAAAACCAGGATCTCCTTTAGTAACTTGAATGTTATTATCTATAGCCCATTTATGAATAGCTTCAGGGTTATTCATATCAGCATGTAAATCTTTATCAATACCTACTAAATTTTCTACAGTATTACCTATTGCAAATCCTTCACTAAGTAAAAAATTAGTTAATTTTATTTGATCTTTTTCTGGTAAATGTCTATAAAATGGATCGAATAAAGTTCTAAATCTAATATGATGGTCTTCTTGTCCAGCTAATAAAGCACCAGTCTTTTTTCTAAAATCAGATCCTGCTTTTGTTTGAGTTACAATGCCGCTTTTTGGAGTTTGTAAATCTAATTGTAATTCTCGTACAAATTTACTTTTACCAAATCCTACATTTGCTACATTACCTTTTAATACTTGTGTAACTTTATCAACTGCAGCTTTATTACCATCAATAAAAATTTGATTAGTATTAAATCCTATAACATTTCTTATTTGTTTACTGGTTATTTTTCCAGCATCAAATCTACTTTGATATCTTTTAACATATTTAGTTATAGCTTGTCTTACATCTGGAGCTTGAGCCGATGTAAAATGTAATTCACCTTTATCGTTTACTAATTTACGGACATCACTAATATTCATAATTAACTAATATGTGTAAGGATCATTTGTTCCCTATCGGGTATTGTTCCAAAAGTAGCTCGCATCCATCCGAGCCAATTACTACTCCCCTTCTCCTGATGTAATTCATAATTGTTTCCACAATAAACACATGTACAATTGAAGTGCTCTTTAACAGCTCTTCTCCAGAGCTTTTTAGCGTCAGGACTTGTCATGGTTATGAGATTGTATAAATAATGGTTAGGGGTTGGTAGTAAAGGGGTCAACGTCTTTGTGCCCCTCCTCTACCACGGTTTGATGTCCGTGATTCTCGTTTAAAAGATCCATTAGGTTGTTTAGATGCATCATCTGTAGAACCTTTTCTGATTCCTAAACGTTTTCTAGCTTCAGAGTGTTTACGCTTGTATTCGTTAGAATGAGCGTATTTACCACCTGGGCTATTATCTTTTACATGCTTAGCTCTAGACTTAGCATTAGTCCTATATGTTTCAGTTGATGATTTTGCCATACATCCTTTGGTTAATTAGGTCAGGGTCTACTTTTGGTAGTATATTAGCTAGTTTATCTAATGGGTTACCATCATAAGCAATTCCACTAATATCATTAGTCTTAAGCCACTCACATGCGGCTTTTAAATCTTGAGTAGAAGCAGTGCCACTTCTAACCCGTGATAGGAATTCTTCTGTAACAAGGTTATGTAATTCGTTAAACTGGTCTTCAGTGGCTTTCTTCATTTAACTTCCTGGGAATAAATTCTTTTTAATTAACTCGACTGCCTTATCATCAATGGTATTATCAGTAGATTCAGAGTAAGCTTCAAGTAGTTGTATAACTAGTTCCTTAACAGCAGAAGAGCTGAGGAATGCCATGAGGACGGGTTTGATAAGTACGATCATTTTTTATTAAATGGGTTGATTTTTTGTATTAAAGATTTCTCTTTAGGTTCTGGTGGGTTTTGTTGTTTTAAGTATTCTTTTATGGATACTATATCTGAACAAATATGAGACACACGAGTTCCAGGTTTTATCATTAAACCTTTCTGTAATAATTTAGAACAATTATCTATACGAACCAATTCGTAGTTTAATTGCATCTTTTCTTCTTGACGTTTACCAATAGATTTACAACGATTTTGTATTTCATTATCTAAAGGTATCATAAAGTTTACTTGAAATCCCCAGTTCTCATTTTTAACATATGATTCATAATTAACTGGTACTTCAGGTTGAACATGATTACCCATATAAAAAGGGCTAAACGTCATCGTAGCACCATTACAAGAAATTGATGGTCCTAAATGTTGTCTAGAAGGTGCTCCATTGTTTTGAAATTGGACAGCTTGGTTGGTCACATTGCCCGTTGCAGCTGCCACAGGATTAGATGTATTGTTTGTTTCTCCTTCTTCAGCACGAACTGGTGCTATTGCGAGAAGACTGACAAGGATGTAGTAGTAGAAGTAGTGTCTATTTCTCTTTCCACTTCTGTTAAAGATAGAACTTGACTTGCTGATCTTGTTGTTATCTCTAAAGTAAATGGATCTCCAGCTGTTTCTATTTCGAATACTGCATCTGATGCCGATATTCCTCCAGATGTTGCTGAAGTAGCTGTTACATTTTCTCCATTCCATGTGTTTATTGCAGAACCATAGGTTGTTGTATCTATAGTTTCTGTTATCTCTTGAGTGGTAGTGGTGGTACTCTGCATACTACCTTGGGTGAAATTGGGTGTTACCAACTCTGCTCTTACTACCGTGGGTGTTGTCAGTAATAAGAGTACTAGCCATTTTTTCATTGGGTTTTTTCTTTACTGTTTTGTTCTTTTTTACCGTTATTATTTGATGTAGTCAAACCAAAAGTAGCTAAAGCTCCTGTAAAAATACTTGCAGGGAAAGTTATGTCCCCACCTGGGCTTTTCTTAATCATTGGTATTTCTACATAATTTAAAGTGATAATAAAACCACTCCAAACCACAACTCCAAGGCGAACAAATGTACCTAAGATTTGGATTTGATGTTCCTGATCTTCAGCTGCGTCTTTAAGTTTACTGAGGAGACCTTTTTTTTGTTCCTTTTCTTTTTCCATTGATCAATTTTCTTTTGTAAGAATTTTTGAAGTTGTTTTTTTATTTTATCAAATAAAGGTTGTGCAAAAGTTGTAGCTGCTACAGCTGTAACTGCAGCATAAGTAGCTGCTGTAACGACTTCTGCAGTAGGTAATGGTAAAGGGAAATCAATAATAGGAATTGTAACACTAGGTGCTACAGGTTCTTCAGTATTAGATTCTGCCTTTACCCCGTCAGGTCGTTCCAAATCACTAGGTGGAACTACAATTGGTGGAAAGGATGGTATTTTAGCTGATGGTGGTTTAAATTCAATTCCAGATATAGCAGGTGCTTTCGGTATACTTAAATTAGGAAATGAGATACCAGGCATTAAGCGATATTAGCTCTACCTATTTCTCTCCAATTATTAGAAGCATACATTAAATGTATAGTATCAGTTTTATGATCTAATGAAAAATCTGAACCACCATCTAAGAATATGTTACCAGTAGCATCTTTTACTACAACAGTTCTACCGCTATTATCTGCTCTAAGAACTAATTGCATACCTTCTTCACCACCATTAATTGTATCTAAATCGTCTGAACTTGCATCACTTTCCGTATCAACAGTGTGATATGAATTAGTTACTGTAATAACTCCACTAGCTATTGTTAATTCTGCACCAACAGTATAAACAATTTTATCTGCTGTTACACTATTAGTTGCTATAGCACCATCAGAAGAGAAGCGTCCATCAGTTATGGCTTCTACTTGTGACGTACCGTCAAATGTTCTGTATGTCATAATTTGTTAAACTCCATAAACTGCGTTTTCTATTAGTAGTGTTACATTTGAAGTACCTTTCCTAGCTTCTATATAAATTTTATTATTAATACAACTTACATTTAAAAATAGATTAGTACCAGTCGTACCAGTAAGAGCAACACCAGCTCCTCCAAATGGATGATCTGATAAATCAGCTGTATCATAATTACCAGCTAAAGCTCTATTTGAAGTACCGCCATGCCATACTTGGAAAGCACCAGCACCAGCTAGTATATATACTTCCCCTGCAGTAGTTCTAGCATCATAAGAAAAGATACCAAAAGTATCAGCTTCATCATCATTTAAAACTCTACATATACCCATGGTAGTAGGAGGTGTAAAGGTTTCTACTTGATCATCACCTAAAGATGTAAAATGAGCATAATTCCAAGCAACTCCATTATGAGTAGGTATAAATCCAGATGGTAAGTCAGTAATACCGTTAGGTAGTACTACTTTTAAATTTGTATAAGTAGTTGTTTTGTTTGCTTCACTTCTACTAACAACACCTGTAACATTTTTTACAGGTCTTACAGCACTACCATCAACAACTAAATCTTTTTTAGCTATTTCAGTATCAGCATTTAAAACGCAATCTATACTATTTGAACCCCAATCTGCTATTGTAATTGCTTTAACAGCTGTCCATGTAACACCACCATCAGATACCGTACCGCCTTCAGTTGTAGGCCATGTAGGTTCAGTAGAAGAATGTGTAGTACCTGCTGATGTTACTTTAAAAAAGTACCCAGCTTGAGTGCCAGTACGTCTTCGTTTAATTGTATCTAAACTATAAGCAGTATTAGCTGTCCACGCACCTGGGTCATCTACATATGGAAGATTGACATAACAGTTATTAGCTGATGTAAATTTAACTAATGTACCAGTTACAGAACTAAAATCTTGACCACCTACATTTTCAATAATAATATTATGGCATCTATTAGATGTTGCAGCTGCTGTGTCTCCATTTATATCACAAAAGATACCGTCATCAGCTACATTTTCAACTCTAATATTTTTTACAGTACCACCATACAAGGCACTATAAGCATAGAATTGGATGCCTATATTTTCATCATTATCACCACCACCCCATTGTCCTCCATCTACGTGGACAAATTTACTTTCAAATCTACCACCAATTGCTCCTGTATATTTAGAAGAACAATGAGTATAATTAAAGTTCCAACTAGATCCTGCTGAATTAACTCTTACACCATATTTTTGATGATTATTAATTCTACAATTATTTAATGTACCTAAATAAGATTTACTTCCATCTGTTTCTTGTACAGGTTTACCATCAACACCTTCTAATTGTGTACCAAATAAGATACCACCGTATCCTAATGATTTACAATTTACATATACATTATCACATCCAGAAAATGGTGAGTTTCTAAAATGAATACCCCAACCACCTGTTATACTAGAAGTAGATCCAGTTTGTGTTGAATGGTTTAAAATATATAAATCTCTAAACCATACTCTATCTGCTCTAACAGTATCACTACCAACAACAAATGCTGATACATTATTTGTTATATTAGATATTTTAGTACCTTCATCTACTTGACTACCTTCACCTTGAATTACTAAAGATTTTAGTATAGTAATTGAATTTGTTATTTTGTAGGTACCTCTTGGTAAATAAAGAGTACCACCTGATGGTAATGCATTTACTGCGTTTTGGAGAGCAGTAGTATCGTCTGTTGTACCATCACCTTTTGCACCATAGTCTAAAGCAGAAACGCCTAAATTATGGCTTAAATTTGTTTGTATTTTTGTTAATGCCATAATTTAATTATTTCCATGAGAAGTTAATAACCATTGGTATCCATTATAAATAAGTGCAGCAGTATCACCATTAGAAACATCAACTGTTACACCACCTACTATCGTATTTAATGTACCACCTTCAGCTGCATCAGTTAATACTATATCACCAGCTTGGCCTACATAATCCCATCTAGCATCTGGTGATGCACCATCATCTTCAATATTACTTGAAGTTCCTGTTGGACCTCCTGATGAATGAGATGTACCAGCTCTATCACATTTATAATATTTACCACTATCATTATGTACTATATCACCTACTAAATAAGCTGTACTTGCTCTCCATTCTGGTGGTCCAGAAATAATTAAAGTTTGTCCAGCTACCCCACCGGTAATTGTTGTAACAGCATGAGTAGTACTAGATGCTGAAGGACATATTTGATGATAAGTATTAGTTACTGCTAATGCAGTACCGCTTAATTCTGTAATAGCTTTGCTATAGATTAAACCTTTACTAAATGTAGTATCATTTGAGAAAGTACTAGTACTTGTTACTGCTAATGTTCCAACAATAGATACATTAGCATCAAATGTTGCATTACTTGTTACATCTAATGTTCCAGCAATATCAATATTATTAGCCAATTTATTACCATCTACGGCATCATTAGCTATTTTATCTGTAGTGACTTGCGATCCTCCTATTTTAGCTGTAGTCACTGTACCATCAGTAGGAGTTACATTTGTATCTGCAAGTTTAGATTTTAAAACTCCAAAAAATGTAGTACCAGTTTCAGGTGCTTCACTAAATGTAATGGTACTAGCAGTTGGGTTTACACTATATGCAATGTCTGGTTCTTGTAAAACACCACCAATATTAATAGTAAGATCTAAAGAACTAGATACTGAGATATTAGAACTGTCATGATGTAAATCAAATGTAGTTGAATGACCGTTAAAATTACTAGATATATCGTCTATTTTTAATAATGCTCCAGCTGATGAAGAATATGTACCTTGTGAAGTCCATTTAACACCATCATAATAATATTGCAAACCATTCGTTGCATTATGTAAAGCACCTGTGGATGGAGATGCGGGAAAATTTAAAGCCATGATTTATTTTTTAATTAAGATAATGTCGCCCATCTATTGAATACAACTCTAGCCCCTGCTAATGCTATAGGATCAGGAGAACTTGGTAAAGCTGATACGGTAAATGTAGAACTAGATAAACTAGCAACAGCTCCCCAATGAGTAGTTCCGTCAACCAAAGCTATTCCTACCACATCACCATTTGCTACACTTCCAATAGTAGCAACGGTTATAGAAGTTGAACTTCCAGCTTCGTCAGCACTTAAAGTTGTTTCATGTTCAAATTTATTTATATAAATAGCTGTACCATCATCTTTTGCACACATAGTACCTTGTTTTACAAAACCACCAGTAGGCACAGAAGGTAAACAGAAATTACTATTTTGACTTATAGATGATGCTATTATTTTAGATTGCCTCATGGGCTTTTCATATAAATAACCTGTGCAATGTTCTACATTACCTGTAGCACCCGCATAAACATATATTCTAACGTATTTAACTTCAGATCTTCTTACATCAAAAACGTATGTACCTGTAGAAAGTGCATCAGAATCATCTAAATTACTTGAAATTTTATAGACTCCATTTGCAGCATCAAAACTAATTGATCCTCCTATATAGGCACCATCAGCACCTTCTGCTGTGGTTATAAGTTTTTGATTTGCATCATATATTTTAACTGCATATCTTAACATTCCAGTACTAACACCCCATTCAAAAGCAACCAGATCACCTACTTCTACAGGAATACAATCTGAACCATAAATATCTCTAAAACCATAAGTGAATTTAGTACTACCACTTATACCTGGCCAAACACCAATTGCTGCAGTTGTAATACCTGGTAATGCTACACTTGATTCATTTGTTTCAAACAAACCTTTTTGATTAGAACTAGTTTTACTACCAGTATCACCAGGAGTACCACTGATTAATAGTGGAGTTTGAGCACCTAAAGAGAAAAGAATATGTTGATTATATAAATGTAAATCATGTCTTGTAACTATATTTCCGAAACCAGCATCTGTTACATCACCTGGGTCAATAGGATCTTCAATTGCATTTTGCGGTACACCTGTTCCAGAATATAAACAACTAATTACATTTCGATTAGCACTTGCAGAAAATACAACTGTACCTGTACTTGCACTTTCAAATCTAACATCTCTAAGCATATTAGAATGACCTGCTTGTATATTAATATCAATTGCAGCTTCTAATGTAGGCATCATAAATATGTTGCCATTATGTTTATATTCTGTTGTAGTTGTACCTATATAAAGAGTTTGTATTCTTCCACCAAAGAAAATATTTTCATTATTCCAAGAAGAATTATTTGCACCGTTTATTACAACTTTGTGGCAATGACCTAATTTAAATTGGTTATATCCATTACTACTTGTTGTTGAATGTGCACTATTTGCATATAACTGTAGATATCTACAAGTCCCTATTTCTACGATTGAATTTTTAATTCCATTTATTTGTAATAAAGGATGAGTTGGAGATGACCCAATTCTGCTAGATCCATCATGTATTTCTCTAAAATGAATTCTAGCTCCAGTTTCTTGAGATAATGCACCAACTATAACAGCTGGTCCTGATGTAATGCTATCTGCATAAATTCTACCTTCAAAATTAATAGTTTTAAGACTTGATAAATCTATAGCACTTGTAATTCTAAATACTTTGTCAGGTGGAGCATATAATTCTCTACCTGCTGCTCGAGCTGCTGTAATAGCTAAATTTATAGCTGAAGTATCATCAGTACCTCCACCACTTTCTATATTGCTATCACCAACAGCACCGAAATCTGTAATTGAATAACTTTCTTTTAATATGCTATCAACAGTTCTTGTTACTGCCCCAGTTCCTGTTTGAGTAAAATTAATAGCAGTAGAAAGAGCAACACCGCTTGTATCGTCATAAGGAGGACTAGCTTCTACCCATTGACTAGAATCTGCATCTACATAATAAATATAAGTTCTACCACCTGTCGTATCAAACCATGTGTCACCTGAACTAGGTGTAGTAGGAGCTGTGGCACCTGCACTATGGTTAGCGTTAGCGTAGCTAAATATTTCTCCTTTCTCTATACTATTTTCTTGTTCTTCTAATGCATATAATACTTGTGTTTGGTTATTATTCAAACTAGCAGCCTTCACAGAAGAACCTGCAGCAAATACATTATTAGCTGTTGTTAAACTTGTCTCTCTATATATTTCAATTTGAGCAAGATTAGTTGGGGCGGTATTAAAATTAACAGTTGTTGGATTAGAAGTTGGCGTCAGTGTGTATTCAGTTGTTGCTAATACTATCCCATCAAGTTTTACCTTAATGTGTTTAGTATTTAAATAGGGGAATGTAAAGGTAAAGGCAGTTGTATTACCGTCACCTGTATAATAATTTTTAGTTGTAGCCATCTTTTAATTGTTTATTTATTTTGCAAGATATACTCAGGGTATGCGTCTTGCTTTAACTGATCAATATTACCAGCTTTTTGGTTATAATCGGAGTTTATCTTTTCATATTCACGTTCTCTAATACCAGCTCTCATCTCATCAGGTAAGTTATCCTCTGCTACTCGCTTACTTTGAGCATAAGCTTGTTGTAACCTAGAATAAATATTAGCATACTTTGCAGTATCTAATACTTCAGATGAAACTAAACCTTGTCTTTGAGCACGTATAATATTGG